ATTGCTGGACAACCACTCCTCCTTTTTCTAGGTCCTTTTGGATCAGGTCTGAGTTGGATGGGAATAAAACCTATATATTGCTACATAGAGTTCTCACTCTTTTAGTTTTATATTCATTTTACCCTATCCTCCACCTCCCCTCCGGAGTATAACTAGCTTCCCAGTGTCTCAAACGAGACGGGGACGGCCACTTATTCTTCGTAGTATGGTAACTCTTAATGATGCGCCTAGCTTTAGATAAAGTTTAACTTTAACTGAATTTAAAAATAGGACCCTTCTACCCTTTTATAAGATAGAAGAAACATCACCACTAGTCAGCATAGCCCGGCTGTGGGTCATAAGGCCATTTCATCCTTATTGCCCCTCTATTTGTTAGTACCTAACTCGGTACAACATCAAGAGTTCCCGGTCCTACTGAAATAAGCTCCCTTCTACAAGGTTGCTAATCAGGGAATTGCCTGGGGACGAGAAGGAAGTTCAAAAACTTACCCCTCAAACCCACCTATTCACACTGAGGTATTTCATAGGTCCACTGCCATTTCAGACACAGACTATCAGCGCATCTTCTAGATGTTGATATGAATAGGCTTAACCTAATCAAGCCTTTGCTTAAGCGCAAATGTGACAAGCTGGTTTCTACTAGCTAAATCATCATGACGTTGAAGCACCTCTTACGAATGGAGGGACCTTCTTTGATAAATCTTGAAGGTAACCTAAAATACGTAATGGGGATTCATTCCCCAACTTCACCTCTCGCTTCTTATCTAAGAAATGGGAGTTAAAGTGAGATTCGATATCTTCAAAGAGTTGAATCGCCTCGAGCAGCTCATCCAGATTGGCCCTACGGGAGTCAAATGCCCGTCAGCGGTCAATCTTTTTGAGTATCTCTTTGGTAATAAGTCCCATCGTAAAGAAATCGAAAAGATCTCTTTTAAGATGGTCAGGAAGAGAAGAGAAGAAAGGTATCAAAGCCTTTAGACTCCGCTCCTCCAGTGACTTAATATCAAAATAGTCCGAACCCTGGTTTAAGGTAGAAGGAACTCGCTTCTGTTTGAGCATTACCACCTTTCCCATAAGGAAAATGGTAAGCCAAACCTCTTTCTTGTCCCGTAACTTTTCCATTTTTGGGGACAGAACAAATTGTCTGATTCCCTTTACCCAGAAATCATGAAGTACTGTATATAATACAGATTCACGAAGACCAAGTAAAATGGTTGAGTATCAGGACTGAAGAGGGACTTTTGGATTATTAACTAGCCCTATTAATCAAGAGATGGAAAACACCTTTTGATTAGATAGCATAGTCAGTAAAGCCAATAGCCCAGGGGATAGAGATCCTACTGAGTACTTGCTCTCACGGAAGTTTCTCTTCAGGTAGTTCGCGAAATTATTGATTCCCAATCCTTTTCCAAGGAGAAAGTTTACAATATTAGCGCGGCCCATCAGAGAACGAGATTCACTAAGGAATAACTTTCAAGACAGAGCAGAAACATCTACTCCATTATGAGTTACTACCTTTGCGAATTCAACCGTTGCATTATTAGCTACAACTGATTTAGATAGGTTAATCGGAACACCAAAGTGATCCATTAATTCTAAATATTTCTCAGCGACTTGCTTATCAAACAAGACGATGTCATCTCCTAGTAGCTCATAATTTTCATATCACTTAGAATGATCCTGAATAGGATCACTCAGGCGCCATGCAAATTGAACTATAAGGTGATGAGTTAAAGCTAACATTGCTCAAGAGCTCAGCGCCCCCATTGGTTGACCCACTTCATACTTATAAAAAGATGCACCAATAACGGTGTCTTGTCCTTTAGAGGTATCCTTCTCTACTAATCAGTAGAACCGGTTCCTAACTAAAAGATCTGCCCATAAATTGGCCATCTCCTTAGAGAAGAAGGAAGTTAAAACAGCAACTTGAAGAGATAGAGGCAAACGATCTG